ATCACTATTTTCAGGCGTGAATTCCACAGTGGTGCCTACAGCCAACTGATTAAACGTCTTAGTTTTTTCATTAAGATAAGTCCAATGAAAAAAATAATCTTTAGAGTCAATACCGCCGATGAATCCAAAATTCTTCTTGATTGATTTGATTCTTCCTCTGATCGTATTACCATTTCCGTTATCCATGTTCGTATCCTTATTAATCATTACTGGATGCGCAAGCAGACATAAGGAATGAGCTGTGCTATCGCAGTGACAACACAGCTCAATTATTAATTAATTTTTTGAACCGCCCTCAGATTGTGATGGTGTATTTCCTCCGCGATCATCACCTTTTCCAGTTGGATGTGAATCTTTATCACCACGAGATGGTTGTGTTGCAGGTGATTCACCACCACCTTTTTTCTCAGGTACTTGTGATGGATGCGCTCCACCAGGTTTATTCTGTTCAGTAGTCATTATTCTTTTCTCCTTTTATTGTTAACGCGAATCAGGAATAAGGTCAAGAGTCTCAAAGTTTTCTTTTGATATTTGTTTAGGTGAGTAGAATACGATATTGTTGTTTACCGTAGTTTGTTCTTTTGGCGACATCTTCTCAACAACACGTGACATATTAGCTGCTATTGTGGATAATTCAATAGGTTTCGTCTCTGCTATCTTTTCTTCCGTCATGTGTTTCAGTGCAAGTAGTAGTTTGTTCTGTGCTCGGTTCTTGATTTTGTCTCGTGTTAAATCGACATATTCCTTCAATGCGCCAGCAGGTTCGTGGTAAGTAGTGGTAGATGTCGCGCCATTCTTATACGCGTTGACCGATGATTGACTGACACCATATGCTTCTGCTATTTCCTCACCAGTACCATTACCTGATAAAGCATCATGTGCAATCAATTTACGTAATGACTCTGGTGTTGCCTTAGCACTGTTTCTACCCTTAGCGGGCATAGAAACAACCTGAGCAACACGCATAGAACGATTAAGTTCTAATTCAAACGACTCATCATCTACCACTAGCATTTTCATGTCATCACCTAATTAACATATTACCACATTCCGAAGTCGTATTGCTATACAACCATAGGTTCCAGTTAATGAACTAAAATCGTTCAACAAATTTAACTGGTACCTGCAATTTCGTCTGCTTCATTGCCTCGAATTCGGGTGGAGGATTTCCATTAGCATCCTGAACCTTACCATCTCGATATGAGTATATTCCATCTGAGTATTCATTTCCATTCGGCTCATTATCTTCATTCGCATATTCCAATCTCTCTCTATCAGCAGACCAAACTGGAAATGGTGATGTACGAGTATATGGTGGATAAAGAACTTCCACCATACCGTTTTCTTTCATACCAATAATACGTGCTTTAATAGAAATCGTGGTACCTACTTCTAACTTCCTGCCATTCCTATCAACTACTTTACGTGTGACAGGTTCAATGTAAACTACGATTTCTTCTGTTCCGAGTAATCGTCTACGTGGACTATCAACATCTTTACCATCTGCTTTTAAGCCCGCGCCTGAATCACCTGTACCCGGACCTAAATCATTTGGTGTTGCATCTCCACCTTCTTCAATACCGAATGGAGGTGTAGGTTCACCACCTTCTAATGGTGGTTCAGTTACATCTGCTCTTTGATTACCATATGGTGTAGCTTTAGGTTTACCATAATCAGGTAAATCCTGATTGGGTCTAACAGGTTTAGGATTATATATAGGTTGTGTTGGTTTGTTTGGTGAGGAAGGAAGTTGCGTAGGCTTATCTGACTGTGCAATCTCGGCTAACGTAACGATACGTTCTGAGTTATCATCAAATCGAATATTGAGTATTTGATTAGGAGGCTCACCTTGTACAGATGTGACTTTTGCGCGCCGACCCTGATAATTAACCATCTCATTCTGTTGTACCATGTTCTTTTCTCCTTACGCGGACACTTCACGTGTACATGCAAATAATTCATAAATTATGTTTTATTTCCGTAAGACAGAGTTCAGAGCTTGCCTACACGTTTTTCGACCGCAGAATACCAGATTCCGCTACAGAAGTCAATACCTCTGAACTTCGCGCTTCGCGAATCTGAACTCTCGAATTCGTAAATAACGTCATTACTAAATATATGGGACCCAATTTCCTATACTTTTCTAATGGTATACGTTTTGGAGTACCACCCCCCGCATATGGTGTATGGGACCCATTCATATACTACATATGGGGGTACTGTATATGTATACACGGCTATGCATAACTATACAATTAATCAAAAATTAATACTTGATACAATTTAATACAATATATGTATTGCTATGTTTATCAGCGTGTTCTATACTCTCTTTATGTTGATTGAGTGTTTGTTCTGGTTGTTTGTGATTATCTGTTTGATAATCGATTTGGAGGAGAAATGAACGAGACTGATATGGTGCTCACGTTACGCGACATGATTAAACTTTACGGCTATGCTAAAGTTTTGAACGTGTTACAAATGGTTATTCGATTTGAATTAGGTATTGTGCTGCACTGGCACACTACAGCTAAGTAGGTATCATGAGACTGAAGTTAGTTCGTTGTTTCATCTGTTCGGCGTGGTATGGTGGTATGCGTAATCACTGCCCGCATTGTGCTGCATCGCGTATCGTTGTAGGGAATGGTGCAATACATCTTAATTCGTTGTCTGGTCTGGTTATGGCGTCCGGCCTGAGCCGCTATCGTTTCATGGCCCATGCGCTCGAAATCGCCAACGAATTAATGACAGGAAGACCAGTTAGGGATTGACAGGTTAGGGGCTAGGGGCTATACTCTCTATTAGTTGAGCAAGACGGGTCGCGTTCAGCAATCCTGTTGACCGGCCCACGGTAAAGCAAGTGTTAGATGTATAGGTGATTTATGAAAAGCGAAACTTTTACGGGCAGTGTCGGTAGTGCGTATGGTGAGAAGTTGGCAAAGGAGATTAAGTTCTCCTATAGCGTAGACCAGTTCGAGAACTACAACGAATTGGAAGCTGCGAAGGAAATCCCATCCAATGCTGATGTAGTTGACTTTGTGAATACACGTCGCAAAAACAACGAACGGCAGTCAGCAATGACAAAGGCTTTGGAAGCTGCTGGATATGCAAAGCCTGACCCGAATGACCCCATCGTTGCGGCTCAGACTATGATTCGCAATCTTGAGAAAATGGAGAACATGCAGCCACAGCAGAAGCAAATGATGGTTGCAGTTCTTAAGCAGCAGATTGCGGATGAGGAAGCGAAACGTAAGGCCGCAAAGGAAAACGCGCCTACCGAACAACCCGCGTAAGTAATCTGAAAAGGGTATGCAAAGTGTATACCCTTTTCTTTCCCTCCCTTCCTGTAACACAATCCCCTAACCCTAGCCGCCGACCGTACCAGAACGCCATCCAGCATTTGTACATATACGAATTAAATGATATAAAGCCTTTTCTGCTACATTTTTCATATATATACAGATTCACTTCTCGGTTAAATCGGTATTGCATCGGTATTATCCCCGTATCATCCCCGTATTAACCCCGTATCCCTCCCTTCCGCTAACCCGTCTCGAATCAGTCACTTACGGCGACCCGGAACCGACCTATCTCCCTCTACCCTTTTTTTTTGCCTTGTATACACTCCCCGCCGTTAGTGCGCTGTGGAGGTTGTGTTTTTCTCTATTTTTTTTTTATATTTTTTATATAAATTAACTATAAATTACACATATCCTGAACCGTCAAGTTCTTGACACTTCGGCAGATGACTTACACTTTTGGTACTTGACAGGGTGGCCGCTAGGGGCTAGACTGAGCACTAGAGAGATAGCCCGACCACGGACAGCCCTAAGCCCTTGACCGCGAACGACTTAGGGCCAACTACCGATAACGGGTTAATACAGGGTTAATACCGGGTTAATACCGATTCGATAGCGGACTAACACCGATGCAAGTTTACATGTATTTGGATTACATAATGCTAACACAGATAAAGGCAAGTAATTGGCGGGTTAAATGGAATCTACGCGAGATACATCTAGTAACACAATGGAAATCTGGATGTATCTACCGCACTAAATCAATCGGCATGATTTCCTGCACAGATGATTATGCTAGTTGGTTAAGAAGTAAAAGTAAGAACGTGATAGTCGGACCAGTTTCAACGTCAGTTAGTAAATTGCTTACGTAAGTTGGGAGAGAAAATGAAGCACACATTCAAGAGTAATACAAGTAATCCAGCAATATGCATCAAGTGTAGTAAAGATGTAGTTGCTCACAGCGAGTTTGCTACCTGTGAAATCTGTAAGAAGTTTCCATGCGTGGTTGATATTTATGAGCAAGTCGGTGATTACGCAATATGTGATGGATGTTTTGCTTCCGAAGTTGAAGCGCAACTAACTAATGGTAGCAAGAAACCATTACCTGAGCCAATTGAACGTATTGAGAAAGAATTCGTAGCGAATAAAGTAAATGGTCAACGAGATTACTCATTAGAAGATTTACCCACGAATGGCACGGAATTCTTTAATGCAGAGACGATTTCGCATGTTAAGCTGCATGAAAAGATAATGAACGATGACACGATACCAAAAGATGATAAGTGGGTATTTTACGTTCAACAGCTTCAAGCACGGCGCAGTCACCTCCAAACAGTATTAAAAGAGGCTGTAGACATCTTAAACGAAACAAGGTCACGGCTATCCTCAGCGGACCGAGATATTAATCTTGTATCAAGTAAGTTACGCGCAGACGAAAAGGCTAAACTCAAGATAGCCGACATAAACTATATACCGGCAGCGGCACCTAAGAAAGTTGCAGCTCGTACTACTGAAAAGAATAAAGTCGTCATTAATATTGCACAAATCTTCTGTGCGCCACGCGATGCCAAAGGAAACTTTATCTGGAATGAATTAACTGACGAACAAAGGGAAGAATGTCTAGTTAAGGCACGACAGATATTTGCTAACAATATGTCAGCGATTAACACTGCTACTAAAGTGATTGAGTCCCACGATGCTGGCGCAAATGGAGAGAAGAAATAATGTGGTCATTACATCTTAGTCACGGACATGTAATTAGATTCAAGTCGATGAAAGATGCAATTGCTCACGCGGAAAACAATAATCTAGTAGGTTGCACTATCGAGGGTCCGGCGCTGACAGACGAACAGATATTTAATGCGTTATCCGAAGTCGAGGCGGCCGGATTTGAAATCAGCTCAGATTGTTTCCTTGCTTCATTTGACGGTAAGGTTAATTGATTATGCGTACTATTGGTGAGATTGGGGATTTGTGGCCTAGATGTGAAAGATGTAAGCATATTGCTCAGGACCACAATTTAGCTGATTGCACAACGGTAAGGATTGGTCAGTGTCCTACATGCAATACTCATGGTATGGTGATTCCGTGTGATTGTAAAGGTTATGTAGGTCCGACGTTAGAAGAATTTAAGTTGCTGCTAACGCCTCAAGAGATAGAGAAGTATAAGTTTTAATCGGGGCTAGAATGTAGTGGTCAGTTAATAGCTGACCATTATATCGTGGTCATGATTAGTCGGCGAATAGTAAATAGAATGACCTGCCTAATGGTTGGTCCAGAACGGAACGAAGTGAGGACAAATGAACAGAAATGATGCAAGTGCATTAGCTAAGAAAGAATTAATAGCTAATGGCCTAACGGACTGGAAGATTAGGTTAGAAAGTAGTGAGAGAGCACCATATTTAGGATTGTGTGTTCCGGCTCAGAAATGTATTTATCTCAATGCACTAGCAATCGACCAAGCACATGAGTTAATGACCATTTCAGTAATAAAGCATGAAGTGGCTCACGCATTAACGCCGGGCCACGGTCATGATGATGTATGGAAAACTAAAGCAAAAGAGTTAGGCTCAGTAGATTTAGGACCGTGTGCTGCATACGGCATTAATCCTCTAGCTCTTGACGCAATACGAAGCGGAAATATAGTTGAAATCGAGATAGTCGAAGAAACGCACGTAACACGTACTCCTAAGCACACGATTCATAAACTACAAGACCTTTGCCCAGAGTGCGGTAAGATTGCTAAAGAACTTACGGTAGTTGATAGTGTCGAGACTACTGAGATTTACGAGTACAAGTGTATTAGTGGTAATAAGCACGACTTTACATCTAGTGAGAAAGATAACGTAAAGTGTCCAACGTGTAAGATGTTTGCTTATCGGCCCGGACCCTATGAAGTACGCGAGCATGACGTAAGATTAACGCTACTCACATGCGGTCACGTCATTAAGAAAGTAATACCGAAAGCAACACCTTTTCATCAGTTTATTACGCAAGGTCACGGCGATCCGAATTGTAAACACAAATGGGATAATCCAGATAAGCCAACTGAATGCACTGAATGTGGTGCTCTTAAGCTGTATAAGTTTCAAGTAGATGGTGCTATTGCTATTGAACAAGGCACGGCCCTGAACCACGGATTCGGCGTTTTTGACGATATGGGATTAGGTAAGACTGTAATGCCTATCGCCTATTTACATTATCATCCTGAGAAACTACCATTCGTGCTAATCGGTAAGTCTGGTATCAAGTATCAGTACTTAAAAGAATATCTCAAATGGCACGGAATGAAGCACGGTTTTCCACAAGTCATTACTACATCACGTGACGCATTGTTGCCAGGTATGTCAGGTTATATCATATCTTACGATTTGTTACGCCGCTTTGATATGAGCAAGTTTGAGAAAGCTGGCGTTAAGACAATGATTCTAGATGAATGTCAGGCTATTAAGAATCCTGATGCAACTAGAACAGCGGAAGTTAGAGCACTTGCAAAAAAGATGGAGACAGTAATTCCTACTAGCGGAACACCGTGGAAGAATCGAGGTAATGAGTATTTTGTAGTGCTCAACATACTCGATGCAAAGAAGTTTTATAGTTACGAAGATTTTAAGCGTCGGTGGGTTGCTGTTTACGAAGACGCGCAAGGTAAGAAAAAACTCGGCGGTATTCGTAATCCTGAAGCGTTCAAGGAATACATTAAGCATATCGCAATACGACGCGAACGTGAAATTGTAATGCCAGAGTTACCACGAGTTAATCGCACCAAGTTTTATTGTGAGGTGCCCGACCACGCACGAAATGCTTACGCTCAGGCAGTAAAGAAGTTAGTTGATTTAGCTAAAGATGCTGCAATTGATGGCACGGAAGGTTCGTTTAAGAATAATGCCGAGATAATGCAGTCTCTAATCGTAATGAGACAAATCGTAGGAATGGCTAAGGTTCCATCGACATTAGAGTATTGTGAACAGTTTCTTGAGGAATGTGATAGGAAGTTAGTAATCTTTGTGCATCATAAATCATGTGCGGCTATGATTCATGAAGGTCTTAAGACGCTGTTTAATAGTAAGTCAGAAGAAATGAATGGTGATACACCTGATTTGTTAGTGCTCAGTGCTGATTTGAATTCAGAAAAACGAATGGAAGTTCAAGATAAATTCAACAGTAGTAAGCGCGCATTCATGGTGGCATCGACATTAGCTAGTGGTGAGGGATTAAACTTACAAACGTGCAGTGATTGTGTTATGCACGAAAGACAATGGAATCCAGCCAATGAAGAACAGGCAGAAGGTAGATTTATTCGTATTGGTCAGTTAAGCGATAAGGTCAATGCGGTATATGTTGAAGCTGAGGATACTGTTGATAGTCATCTTGACGGAATAGTAAGTCGTAAAAGAATAGAGTTCCATAAAGTAATGAGTAGCAATCCGAACGCCGGTCATATCACATGGAACGAAGGTAACATTATCAGCGAGTTGGTTAAGTCAATTGTTGCGTCATATAACAAAGGAAAGGCAGCATGATTTATTTACTAGATGAGATGCAGCTTAATGTGTTGAAGCGAGTTAAGCATAGGCTGTATAACGAAATGATTAAGATGACACCTGACGAAAGACGTGACCTAGCTAATACAATGTTCGCAGTATTAAATAGTGTTGAGAATTTAGGACCGATTGATGACACGCATGAGATAGTATTAAAGAGGGGAACATAAAGACATGACATTCACAGTATTACGTAAGAATAAAATGGGTCTTGATTATAAAATCAGTCAAGACAATACACAAGACTTCACAACGATATGGCAAGGTAGAAGGTCGATACAAGTTAAAGCTGACGTAGGACAGATTAATCGTGGTTGGTATGCATGGTTTCATGAGGATAAGTTAGCGCAAGATGCATTTCCTTTTTTGAATCATGCTGAGAGAGAGTTCTTAATCAGTGGTATTACGCCTGATGAATGGAACGAGATGTTCAATAGTAATGGAGATATGAAATGAATACATTAGACATGCTCACATATCGTAAAGGTATTAAGACACAGCGACAGGTTCGGATACTTACACAAGGCGAAGATACGTTAGTTGTAGATTTTGGTGAGTTAGAAGGCCATAAGTTTGTTAGTAAGTATTATATGCTGTTGAGTAATCATCAGCTAACGGAAGTCGGAGTTAATGCTGCGTTAATGGCGTGGTTAGAATATGATGAAGCTAACTTTAACCATCCAGAACTAACCATACTTGATAGTGAAGTGGATTAATGAGCAACTGTGATTGTCCGAGATGTAGTAGTATTAGGGAAAGGCATAACATGAGGCAAGTAATGGAGAAAGAGATAATTGAGTCAGTCGTAAACATAAACTGTGGTGTATGTGGACAGAAGTTTAGAATGGGTGAGGAGGTGCGGCAAACTATTACTGGTAAGTTAGGCTGGATTAAAGACGTAGATGATGATGGTTTACTCGAATGGAGACTTGCAATAGTTCATGGTGAGATTGCTGATGTCCACGTTAAGTGCATACCGTCATAACTTATAAACAAGGGAGCATAATGAGCCGTAATCCGAAATTTGATGAGAGACGACTTAAGCCATTGATTGCATTTAATGGTAAAGGATATTACGTGTATAAGCATCCACGGAATCCTTTATTCTACGGTTCTTTAGCTCAGTGTTTGGCGGTAGTTGGTGGTATTACACTAGGTAAGACGTTAGACGACACGACACGAATTGCGGTGAATGGATTAGCGGATAAGAATTAACTTTTTATTGTGTGCATGAGTTGACTTAACATTAATTCATGCACACGCTTAAGGAGTTAACCTTTATGACTCGATTAGATGATAGTGGAAGAAAATTAGATAGGTTTACGGCTAGGTGTCCAATGTGTAAGAGGCTAGTAAGTAAGCTCGGCCCGCACTACATGACTATACACGACTTCAAGTATTTAATATGTTCTCCTTGTGCATGGAAACGAGACCAAGAAAGGCAGAGAGATGCTTACAGAAAAGGACCAGGAAACACTGATAGCAGCGTCGATAGTGATAAGGATGATGGCTAGATGTTACTATGATACTTACCGACATGCTAGTGATGGTCTTGGTTCGAGAAGTATTAAAGAGGCTAGAGAGGCATACGAGAAATACAACGAGTTAGGTAAGATTGCTGATGAGATTGATATGATTGCTACTGGTAAGCTTTAATGAATAGTTGGTATATGTCAGACCCAACAATATGGAGAAGATTAATGAGTAATTGTGACTGTGAAAGGTGCAAACCAAAAATGAATCATCAAGAACACGTTGATAAGATGGTAAAACTTGCATTAGACTTTCACATTAAGACCGGCGTTGACATTGAAGTAATTAAGATATTCATTAGGCAAATTGGAGACCTTACCACACAGTTTGCAGCAGAAATAATAGCTGAGGAATTCAGAAAAGGTATCCGGAACCTCAGCTAGAACTCACATACATATACGATTTACCCTAGGCCAGGTTAAAAGATGATTATACAACCACGCGGATTTCATCGTAAAACAACTAGTGCCGGACTAATCGACAGTATTAGAAAGCACGTCGAGCAAGCCGCAGCCATGTACAATTGTAGTAAGTCATACGTCATTGCCACCATACTATCTGATGCATTCGGAATAGAGGAACAGACAAAATATTATGACATTAAACGAGATGAAAGAAAATCTAATAAAGCTCGGCGCGGTTCAACGGTTATCAGATTTGAACAAAGAACGAAACATGTTGCTAAAGTTGTTAGGCAAGGAAGACGACGCAAAGGCTAGTAATTTGTTAGCAGGTATTAAGGCTGGTAAGAAGCAAAATAAAAAGGGTTATAGTTATAAAGGTAAACATTGGACTCAAACTCCGGCTGGTAAAAAGAAAATAACAGCCAGACTTAAAGCAATGTGGCTCAAAAAGAAAGGCATAAGCAAATGACAAATACCGTAGCAGATATAGCAGAAAGAGTATTCGAGCTGGTAAACGCCGGGCCAATTTCAGATAAGAAACTTTATTCGAAATTAGCCGTTGAATTCATTCATTTTGACAGGGAAGAAATACACAAGTTTGTTGATACTTTAATCGGTCTTAAGGTTGTTATTAGGGTGGATTACAAGAATCTAAGTGGTAGTGGTTCATTCTTCTTTTCACCTGAGACACAATTTGAATTCCGTGGTAGGCCGTAATGGAAGTAATGATTAAGAAAGACAATGTAATACTCGATGCCACGGTGCTAACATCATTAATGGCCTGCGAGCGTTACATTGACTTTCGTTTCAATAAGAATCTAATTCCAGCAAGCGGCAGCGGTAATCCAATTGAGGCCGGATTAGTCGTTCATAAGATAATGGAAGAATACTCCAAGTCTATTATGAATGGCGTGCATCGTAATACGGCGATTCAGGTCGGTATGGATGCAGGTATTCAGTTAGCCGGTGAATTACCTAACATACCACAAGAGAATGTAAAGGATGATAGTGGTAAGTTAAAGCAAGTTGGATTTGCATGGATAATGACTACCATGCAACAGTATTTCGAGTTCTATAAAAATGATAGCTGGACTCCAATCTCGGCCGAGCAAGTAAAACGTACTCTTGTATATGAGGATGATGATATAAGAGTTTTGTGGGTGAGTAAGTTAGACCGCATGGTTGATACGTTCCAACAAGGCACAATGCCAATGGATCATAAAACCATGAAACAGAATCGTAGTCCTATTTTGTTAAACAATCAGTTCATGGGTCAGTGTATCTCGGCTCAATCAGTACGTATGTGTGTTGATAAAATTGGATTCCAGACCACGTTAAAGCCAGATAAGAAGTTTGTACGCGAGATAATGAATTACAACCGCGAGCAACTGGCCGAACAAATTCAGACAATTGGTTATTACGCTAAGTATCTCGTGGACTTAAATAAGCATGGTTACTTTCCACCACGGTACATCTATTGCGATAAGTACAATGGTTGTATCTTTCGTAGGGTATGTGAATCATTGCCGAGTGATAGAGAACGTATGCTGAAGCTTCATTTTGTAGTTGGTGATGAATGGAATCCTGCTGCTGGTGAAGACGTTGGTGATGATTGATGCTTACGCATGATTAATGATGCGAGGTAACGAGCACATGAACGAGATACCAACTGATGCTGAAATCGAGAAACATATAGACAAGTACATGACTATGATGGAAGCTGATTTAGGTCAGGACATTATACCAATCGTAATAATTCTGATGTGTCGTATTACGGTCAAGTACAATCTCGATATTAATTGGTTGATAAACACAATTGTCATGGGTTATAACAACGAACTGCCACCTGAGCCTGATATGAATGGAGTGCAGCGATACGATTCCTGATGCTGCGGACAGCATGATTAAAAAGGACCAAAATGACTAAGAAACAAACTCACATACACAAATACGAACGAGTAATACTAGGGAAGAATAACTACACAGTCTTTCGATGCATACTACCTTTCTGCTCACATTATATTCGTGAGGAACTTGCTGCTGGTAAGGCATGTCAGTGTAATCGTTGTGGAAAAGAAATGACTCTCGACAGTAAAGCAATGAAGTTACGTTTTCCTCATTGTCATAACTGTACTAGACCCGTTCAGGCTAGATATAAAAAGAGAAAAGATTTGCATGATGCGTTAGCTGATTTGGCTGCACGTATTGGCACGGGTACTGATGGAGGTTAATAATGCTTTTAACGTGGCTGTACAAGTTATGTTGCTGGATAGAGGATAATTGGTCGGCGCGGAACGATACTTTCATCTCAATGCAGCATCTAAACGAAATATTACACGATAAAGGAAAACAATGATGACAAGAGAAGAACATCTTAAATGGTGTAAGGACAGAGCAATACTTGAACTAGATTCAACAGGATTACCATCGTCAGCTATTATCTCAATGATGTCTGATTTAAGGAAGCATCCTGAGAATAACAGCGAAACATTACAAGCATTATGCGCAATGACACTGATGACTAAACCAAACATGACACGTCAGGAAGCAATTAACTTTATCAACGGATTTAATTAAATGCCATCAACATTAGCCGAAGTAAAAGGTGACGCCTTATTCTTTATGTTTAAGGGTGAACCAGGAACACGTAAATCAACACAAGCACTAGGATTCCCAACGCCACAATACTGGTTTAGTCACGATAAGCATATGCACTCACTTGTATTACCTATGAAAAAGTGGGGCATTGATGCTAAACAGGTTCATTTCGATAACTATACTGATTGGGCGGCGATGGAAGTTAAGCTTAAACAGTTTCAAGAAAAATGTCCATATAAAACACTTGTGGTAGATAGCATTACGTCACAGGGCGATTCGATTAACGATCAGACAATACAACTTAAAGGTTTACAAAAAACTGCTGAGGGCGGTGATGCAGCGGCACGTAAAATCGGTGGAATCGAAGTCAACTCGTTAGAAGATTATAAAGCAGAAGCCACAGCATTTCGAGACAGCATAGCCTACCTAAAAGATATTTCGCAGTTCCATAAAGTCAACGTAATCCTTATAGCTCATGTCGTAGGTTCGAGACCTAATGAGGCTGCTAATTCAAGTTATTTTACTCGCATTGTAGTTACTGGTGGCAAAGTAATCAGCGCCAAGATACCTGCATATTGTGAGGAGATATACCATTTCTACGTAGAGCCAAACGTAGATACTAAGAAGGAGGGAACATATGCTCTGATTACGCGTAACAATGGTAGTGATTACGCGAGAACAGGATTACCTCTACCACAAAAGATTGAATTTGGTGATAATCAGTTGTATGAAAGGTGGGTTAAGCCGGCTATTATTCAATTAGATAACGAAAAGCCGGTATCTAAGTTTTAAGCAGTATAAACCATGACGATCCCGTAGTCGGGGAACAACAAACCTTAAAAGGAAACGAAAAAAATCATGATTGAATTCACACAGCGCGACATTCTCCGTGGTAAACTTGTCGAACCCGCATGGTATAAAGGTCATATCGAATCGCTGGAAAAGAAGCTCGCCGCTAAGGGTGATTCCACCAACTACAACTATGAAATCACATTGCTGAAGAACGCGGACAATGGTGATGAGAAGTTTGCTGGTGTTCCCGTCACTGTCAACTTCAATACCAAAGCAAAAGGATTCATGATTGGATTCTTTGCTGCAATGGGTGCGGAAATTACAGCCGGTGCGCGTTTCAATGAAGATAACGCGGTGGGTAAGGACATTGAGCTGTATATCACCAACGAGGAATACGATGGGCGCATGATTAACAAGTGCAAACATCAGTATCGTCCAGTTGGTGCTGATGTTTCTTCAGTTGGTGCGTAGTTAGTAATTAATGGATGGTTGGCAATACGCTCGGAATCGCCAACTGCTCGCTATTACTTTTCTCTTGGCCGGGGAGTAATAAACAAAACTAGAATACAGCTTCTAGACTCCATCGAGTTTTTATGTCATTCGTATATGTAATGCCGGTAAAAGGAGATAAAATGACCGCAGAACCGACTAAGAAAGAAAAAGAAGAAGTAATTAAGCCCGTCACCGATGAAGATGAAGATGACGACGATGATATTGAGTTTGATGAGGAAGAAAAAGACGACGAGAACATAGATACGGAAGAAGAATCTGAATAGCTAATGAACGGGACTATAGTTATAACTAGCTGTAGTCCCGTCTCATATCCTTTCACAGGACCAACATGCATCCACTTATTGAACGATTCCAAAAAGAAACTGACTGGAAAGATAAGTGTCTGCTACTAGAAATAATCCACATTAAATTTAAGCAATCGAGAAGGTTATGGCGTATAAGAGATACCGCTCGTTTACTCAAATTGTCAGTTGGATTAGTCAGTGAAGATTTGCAATTGGCCCGCGCCCTTACTTCAGAACAAATAGACAATAACGTCAAATCACGCAACCAAGCAATTAAATCATTACGAGGCAAACAAAAATGATGCTCGGAAAACTCGTGCGTATTCCAGTTAAGGATAACAGAGAACAGTCATTTGCATTTATTCGAGGTGAGGATAACAAGGAATATTTTCTACACAAATCAGACCTATTCGACAATTGGGATGAAGTTAAGGAAATGATTAAGAGTAAGGGTGAGGTTACAATAGAGTTTGAGCCTACGCGTAGTGAAAAAGGTGGCCGAGCTAGTGGTGCTAAGGTTGTTCGTTTCTAGGGTGATAAGATGTACGTATATGTTCCTGGTATGGGCAATCCATATGCACGTATTGCTATAGTTGGTGAAGCGCCGAGCTATGAGGAAGAACAGGCCGTAAAACCATTCGTAGGTAATTCGGGCCGAGAAATGGATAGGTGGTTAAAGGATGCAGGTATCAATAGGTATGAATGTTGGGTTACTAATGTGTGCAAGTATATGGTTCCGCCTGCCAATAAAACAGGTAAACCGATACCATTTTGGACCAGAGCAAAAACCGTAAATATAGAGAAGCAGCAGCAAATAGATGAGCTTTATACAGAGCTGCATAACCTACCTAACTGCAATCTCGTAATAGGTCTCGGTGCCACGGCATTAGAAGCACTAACAGGTAAGAACGGAATAACAGATTACCGCGGCAGCATATTAAAAGGCATGGGTAAGAAGGTAATATGTACTTTTCATCCAGCCCACATATTACGCCAAGATGCTGAAGTTGCGGGTTACTGGCAAAAACAAGTTGCATTACATGACTTGAAACGATGTGCTGAACAACAGTTCTTTCCTGAGTTGAGATTGCCGCGGCGTGATTTGAACATATGTAAAAGTTCACAACAGCTATTAGAATTCATTGAGAAGTATAAAGGATATGATAGACCGGCAGTAGATATTGAGGCTCATCCAAATGGCAGCGGAATACCAATATGTATAGGAATTTCATTTGATCCTGCCGAGGGATTAACAGTACCTCTCTGGAATGAAGATGGAATTAGCACTATTCCGAATCAAGAGTTAACCCTAATTTGGCATCACTTATCCGTATTACTGACAAACAATGACGTAATAGGGCAAAACTTCAAATATGACCAAGACAAGATTAGACGAATTGGCTTTATCATACGGTGTCTTGCTTCAGATACAATGCTTAAAGCCTTTGCCATTAATCCTGAATTACCCAAAAATCTTGCATTTAACACGTCGATATACACTGAGGAACCGTTCTATAAGAATGAGGGCATGTACGACGGGACTGTGGCTGACCTTTTATTGGGGTGTGCTAGAGATGCGTGTGTTACAAAAGAAATAGACCTTGCTATGGACAAGGATTTAGACAAGATGAAGATGCGTAAGTACTATGAAAACTTCATCATGCCTTTACACAACTTGTACCTAGACATAGAAACAGATGGATTTCTAGTCAATGAAGACAGAAGAACAGAACTACTACAGAAATATATTGCGTGGAGTGAGAAATTAGCCTATGAAAGATTCAAAATCGCGGGGAAAGTCGTCAATCCGCAATCGTGGCAACAAGTCAGGTGGTTCATATACGAGCACCTTAATTGTCCTGTACGTGAGGGAACCGGCGAAGAAGTCCTTACTAGCCTCTTTAATCAAGTTAAGAAAGAAGTACAAAGGCAAGGAATTGTCAATATACTGGATTCCAGACGCGTCGAGAAAACTATCGGAAATTATTTGATGGCGTTACCTGATTATGATGGCAGGATGAAAAGTACGTACTACTTGTGCCTTGAAACCGGTCGTACTTCAACAGGATTATTAGAACCACCTATTAGACCTGAACATCGTTATAAGGACGCAGACACAGGTAAGCTAAGGAAGAAATGTATTGGCACAGCATTCCAAACACTTACTAAACATGGAGATATTGGTCAAGACGTCCGTTCTATGTATATCGCGGACAAGGGTTACTGCATCATTCAAATTGACTCATCACAAGCTGAAGCCCGCGTAATATTTCTGCTGGCTGATGAGGATTTGAAGTTGTTTGATGAACACGACTTACATGCATTAACAGCATCATGGTTCGTAGGTGGTACTGAACAGGACTGGTCTAAGAAAGTATTAGGTTACGAACATCCTAACAGATTTCTAGGTAAAACATTACGACACGCTGGACATTTAGGTGCTCATGCTCGCCGCGCTAAAAATGAAGTCAATACACAGGCTCGTAAATACCGTATTGATATTCAAATCGGCGAGCTAGAAGCTGAAGTCGCACTAAGAACCTTTCATCTTAAGCAGCCCCGTATAAAGAGTGTTTTCCAAAATGGCGTGAAAGACTGTATAGATAGTACCAGACAATTACGTGCTGCGATTCCGTATGGTGTTGATTCAAATGATGCACCTGTTAGAACATTTTTTGAAAGGGCCGGCGATGAACTTTACAGGCAAGCATTCTCGTACATACCACAACGGTCCATTACAGATAATACTAAATGTGCAGCTCTCAGAATTAAGCAACGGATACCAGACGTTCGTATCATTGTTGAAAGTCACGATTCACTTACCTTTCTTGTACCTATTAATGATGTATCAAGTCACGTTGCTGTATATAAAGAAGAAATGGAACGGCCCCTTGACTTCTCGAAATGTAGTATACCGCGAGGTTCGTTAGTAATACCATGCGAAATTGAGATAGGTGATAATTACCAGGAATTTAGTAAGTACAAATGAGATACCTACTCGAAATCACCATCACAAAAGAGAACGTCGAGGAGATAGGTGTACCGACCTACTTTAAGGTTGAGGGTAAGAGTCTAGTTGAATTGCTATCTAAGTTACCATTGATTGTAGCAAATCATGTCAAGAAAACTGAAGATGAATTACGAATTACACTGAGAGATGATGATATTCCTTTCTAAGGCGAAACATGGATTTTATTCAAGAGTTAATGGACTCTACGGTAGAGTTAGAATCGCCACGTTCTTTCTTTTATTGGGCAGGATTGGCAGCAGTATCAGCAGTAGTAATGGATAATGTTTGGTTGGGCCGGGGCGAGCAGGAAGGAAGTGCAAGTAACTTCTATAACCTGTATCCAAACATATACGTACTGTTACATGCCGATAGCGCAATGAAAAAAGGACCACCAGTTAATCTAGCAAAAGACTTAGTTAAAAAGGCAACTAATGGTTTACCTAAAATAATTTCAGGACGGTCAAGCATACAAGGAATGTTAAAGGAATTAGGCACGGCGCAGACTTTGCCAGGTGGTAAAATTCTCAACAAATCGGCAGGGTTTATCGCATCGTCAGAATTCACGTCATCAATAGTTGAGGATAGAGCAGCCATGACTATCCTAACAGACTTGTATGACAGGAATTGGAATGATGGTGACTGGAAAAGTTTGCTGAAGATGGAACAGTTTACTCTTAAAGATCCAGTGCTTACATTACTAGCAGCAATTAACGAGGCACATTTCGATGACTTTATCGGTAACAAGGATATTCAGGGCGGGTTTATTGGCAGGATGTTCGTAATAGCGGAAACACAAACATCAACCTTAAATCCTCTCATTGATAAACTGAAACGAGTTCCGGACCGCGCTAAACTGATAGCATATTTACACACACTTACAACACTAAAAGGACCATTTAAGTCATTAGCAGGTACACCACAAGGCAGGTACTATCACGACTGGTATATGGATTTTTACCAGAACATTCGTGCTCAAAAAGTAAAAGATGATACAGGTACTCTAGGCAGGTTTGGTGACAGTGTACTTAAGGTCGCAATGTGCTTGTCACTATCTCGAAGCACCGAATTAGAAATAGACATGACAACTATGCAACAGGCTATTGCAGTAAGTGAGAAATTAATCGCTAATGTTCGTAAGACTACGTTAGGTAAAAAAGGTAAAGCTGAGAACCTATATCTCAAGACATTGATTATGCAAGAACTACTTACACGAGAGCCGCATATGATTACGAGAGAGAACCTGATGAAGAAATGCTTTATGCACTATTCGTCAGTCGAGGAATTTAATGAAGTCGTAGGCGTGTTTCTTGAAATCGGCATGTTGACTGTTGAGAATCGTGGTGTTCAGGTAGTATTCATTATGCCTGACAAACAAGTTGAATTACTTAATGACCACATTAAAGGTAAGAAAACTATGGGAGGTGAATGATGCCTATGAATGAAGATTACCGAGTACCTATTGATCCCGAAATGAAACTTCTAATGAACAAAATTGCCCAAATAATAAACAGTCAATTACCTAAAGGCTGGGGATTTGCATTGTTTTTAATGCAGTACGGCGCGGACGGTACCATGACGTATATAAGCTCGGCCGAACGTCAAGATATAGTTAATGCTATGAGAGAGTGGATTGCTTTAGTTGATAGGCCACATTAACGTGATTTACGAGGCTCATAACTAAATGAACCTAATCCTGGTTTACGTACTTTTTGTGGAGGTGGCTCATCAAATACCTGTATAGATTCACCTAATGCCGCGGCCCCAACTATACCCAAACTACTCAATATGACTGGTATAGGTATAGGCTTGCCATCTGATGTAACGAATCTAGATAAGGGTATACCAAGCTGAGCCAAATATGCTGGATCTTCCTGTGCTAAATCGGATAGAGTAGAAACCAGATTAGGCGCGAGCATCTTAAAGTAATAGTTGTCTAAATCTACTCGCTGCATTTCCTCCATAGTATCTTTACCAGATATGGTTTTACCTTTAAGAACCGCATCGTAACCTAGTCCAGTCCACGGTGATAGTTTAGAACGAGTGAAATTAGCAGCAACATCAACACCAGTTTCAGGTCTGTATCCTTCACCTAATTCCGTTGTTTTCTGTGTAGTAGGTGAAGTGGAAAGCCTAGACAAAATTCGTACTGTGGCTACCATAGGCTGTTGCATACCAGCCATAGTATCCATACGAATGTTACCTATCTTAGCCTTACCGAAATCACTTGACGTTGGGTCTAATGTAACTTCAGCACCAGCAGCATGAGCTAATGTTAGAAATGATGATGTATATAGAGCTTGACTAACTAGTGATTTGGCTACTTCTTTCTTAATTGCAGTAGGTGCCTTAGCCCATCTAACAGGTGCGAGTACGCCCATATCTAATCGTGACTTAGCGAATCTTACGCTAAAGGAATACTTATTTAGAGTCTCGGCCGCAGCTTCAAATGATCCTAATGTAGCCCGGCCCGTAGCTGTAGAAATAAAATCAGCCGTATATTGCAACAACTTCGGGTCATTATACGGGTCCATTCCCATCTTCTCATAATTCAAAATCATGTTCTCAAATCTATCTGCTCGTAACGTATTGAGAAATCCACTATATGCTCTATTACTAGCTCTTGAACCGCGACTAAGTAAACTAGCTTTACCTAATGCTTCTTTACCAGGGTTATTGGCAGGATCAAACACATATGTCCTTGCGTATTTAACATCCCCTTCCTTCAAAGCCCTACCAAGAGAACCTAATGATGGTATATTTTCCATCCAATCCGACATGCGATTTTCTTCTTGTTTGAGTAGCCCTTTACCACCTTTTTCTAACTCAATCAAACCCGGATCATATTTCTTCATTATTGCGTAGGTTTTCTTGGCCTTAATCTTAGCCATAGTTTCAATGTAACCCTGCTCAGATCTCCATGAGGTATACATATCATCAAAGGCTCGCCAATACTCACCTGTATATATCAATCCTTTACCCTGTCTTAATGGTGCTGATAAGTCTAATGTGGCCCAAGATGCTTTAGGGAAATTCCACATCTGAGTAGTTACATGATTAATGAATGTCTCACTCTTACCCGCTGCCTTTAATCTCTTTTCCGCAGCATCAATCATTTCGAGTGCTTCATTTATATCTTTAGGCACGAAATCATTAATAGACTGTTCGGCCTGTGCTGATGGTGGTACTGCTGCTGATTGTTCTTTAGCAGCTTTTATAGCTTGTGGAGGTGGTGGTGCAACTTCATCACCAGTAACCATAGCTGAAGTTTTACCTGTCTTTTGTGCTATTGACCGTTGAAGATCATCAGCAATAGATTGACCTTCTTTACTTATCATTGTTGGTGCCGCGCCGGGCTGTACAGGTAATTCATCAATATTACCTAGTCCTAATCCACTATTCATGCCTTCTTGAGGATTATAAAGACGAGGAATACGTGCTGGTTTATCTAATGGATGACCAGTTAGTGTAGTCTTGATTTGTCCTCTAACAGTTTTACCCGCTGCCATAACTTCTTGCTCAGTCATACCCGTAGCATCCATGACGAACTTCATATAATCAGCATTACGCTTACTCGGCTTTTCTTGAGCTACGATGAAAAGTGCTTTGTCAATATCGGATTCAAACTTAGGTTCATAGCTGGTCGTGCCTATATTGTAACGTGGTTTGGCACCAGCTAAATCGTGAGGTAATTTTGCGTCTAAATTACGTGGTACCGCACCGAGCTTTTGTGGTAACTGTACTTCTGTTCCCGTAGCTAAAGGTGCATTAGGAATTGCTTCAGCAACATCAGGCACAGGTATATAGGTACGCTTACCTTCCGCGTCAATTGATAACCTATATTTCGGCTTACGTGTTGGTGTAGTTGCTGTTGGCGTGCCGGTAATATCATCCAACTTACCAACAGCAGTAGTAGCTCGACCAATATCATCAGCTAGTGGTTCAATTTCAGTCGCAGCTTTACCTAGTCCACGTAATTTATTAAAAGCCTTAACACCTTTTAATGCGGCGAATGAACCTAATCCAACACTAGCTAAACCTAATGGACTTGTAGCACCCTCAAATAAAAATCTACTTGCTGGCTCAGCTATTCCAGTAGGATCATATTTACCTATACCCTTAAACATTTCCTCTTCTTCAGGTAATAAGGGAGTAGTTGCCCAATTGTATGCTCTTGTTGCTTCCTTTCTAACTGTAGGTAATTTTTCATTGTATTCCCGCATAGACATAGGTTCAGGTTGAGGTAGAAAATTACCTATTACCTCACTTCTAAAGTCAGGCTCTCTAGTAATTTCATCTCTAACTTGACTAGATGGCTGTACAGGAAATCGTGGGTTACTGATTAAGCTGTCCGGTTCTGTAATGGGAGGACGTTCTATTGGCTTACTACCACGCTCAGATACAATACGGTCAATATCATCTCTTGTCGGCGGGGTAGGGTCGTCCCATTCAAATTCGATTATCTCTCCAGTACGTTTATCTCGAACTTTATATGGGCGTGCCATTATTATCTCCTACCTATCACTGAATAATCTCATAAGGATTATCTTCAGGTTCTAATTCCCTATCACTAGTAAAGGCTGGAATACGCATACGTAAACGACGCTGAAGTTCTACCTCAAATGCACGTGTATCCTTTACAGCGCCGGTTTTAGGGTCAAGCCATTCAGGATGTTCATTCTTTAATTCTTCTTCAGCAATCCTACGAGTAATTCCTTGTGATGCCGGTGACATAGGTTTGGGTTGGCCTAGTCTATTCATATAATTGGTATATGCAGCACCACGACCAGCATTAGTAGTAGCATTTTGAGCCGAGGCATTAGCACTAATTCGTGATGAACCAGCATTCGTTTTCAGTATCTCAAGTCTAGCAATTTCGTTTTCAGAATCATCATCCCACTTTTTCTTTTGGGCTTCTAATCTATCTCTAGTTATTTGGTTAGTAGCCTGTCGTATTTCCTGGTCTATAGTAATACGTTTAGTTGCTTGTTCGGCCCGGAGTCTACTTATCTCGCTATTAGCCCACTTAACCTTTCTATCCTCATCTTTATCTTCTTGGTCAGCTATTTGTTTCTGATATGCCTGTCTAGTTTTCTGTGTAGCATCCTCAATCCTAGCAGCAGATTCTAATGCACTACCTTTACGTTCATAGTCTTCCACAGCACGACGATATGGCATCTCATTAATTGACTGAGCAGCTTTAATGCCTTGTAATGCACCACCAGAACCGCCAGCAGCACCACCAGCTAATCCAGCTAACATACGACGCCATATTGATGGATTGTAATCTCCGGTAGATGAATCGGGTACATTTTGTATATGTTGTAGATAGTCTGTCATCGCCGGACCTTGCTCATATTCATAATCATCGGTACGTCTATTACTAGAAGGACGCCACGGCTGTGTAGGACTTTCTATAGGTTCTTCCTGTAAACGTCCCTCAAACGCATTAGCATCACCTAATGGACCTAAATCACTAATAGGATCAGATACACCAGGCATTCTTTTACGTCTAAGGTTACTTCTACCAAGAAAATCATTAGAAGTATACCCACCACCACTTTGATCATCAGTAATGCGGCCTAATACAAGATCACGCCATCCCATTTTAATTCTCCTTACTTATGACCAATACGATGGCATACCAGCTAATGGACCGCTAGAAGATTTACGTTTCTTAGCAATAGCACCACCAGCTAAACCTAAAGCAGTAGAAGCTCCACCAGTTGCAATACCAGCACCAATACCAGCAGCAATATTACCAACTTGAATAGCTCTATCCCATCCCGAAACATTTGGATTATAGGATGCTCTCTGTTGATTATTATTAAGCTGACCGGATTGAGTCAATGCACGATTACGATAAAGTTCATCATCATAACGAGCTAATTCTGCCGGTGATGAACCATACACACTTTCCAGTCCTTCTAAACCTGCCAGCTTCATTTTGTCTCTATACTTCTGGTCTTCTAATATATTGCTACGAGATGCATTAGAAGCTGCTGCTGCACTACGACGATTAGCATCAGATATTGCTTGACTTCTAGCTGCAATACCTTCCAATCCACCATAACCAAATTTACCTATATCAGTCATACCGCCTAATCCAGCTAAACGACCTGACTGAGTTTTACTTGCTATATCAGATTCAGCACCGGATAATGCTTGAGCACCACCCATACGATTACTTCTAATTTGTCCCTGTAAACCTAATTCTGTATCTCTAGCCGCACCTGCACTAGCAATAGCAGCATCTCTAGCACTACGAGCAGATGCAGTATCAAGTCCTACACCATATCCACCTGATGAACCCTGACGACGCTGCATTTCGTTCTTAAGATTTCCATAAAAAGCACTAATCGGCGCAATACCTCTAGCTCTAGTTTGTGATATATCACGGTCACTATATCCACCCGTTTTAGCAAATTCGTCAAATACACCTTTACCCCTTATACGTTCTATCATTTCAGGAGTTAGGCCACCCGTCTTACTAAATTCTCTATATCCACCTAGAGCTTCATTTATACCCTTACTTAAAGGTTTATATCCAGCTTCTAATGCTTTGAATCGTGGGTCTAATGATAGTCTAGGTGCGCTTACTCCACCTCCACCACCTGTACCATCACCCATACCACCAGCTAAACCTTCACCACTAACTAAACTTCTATAACCAGCAGTAGTTTCATCACGTAATCCCTGTGACCATCCGTATTCAGTATCTCTATTAGGCTGCAATACTGATTTAGCTTCTTCAGATTCACGTAACTGTCTATTACGTTCTTGGTCGATAAGGGTGTTAGTTTTCTTGCCTTCCTTATTGCCCATTTTTTCCTTCTTCCTTTTCGTCAAGTTCACAATTTAATATCGGTCCACATTTGCTCATGCCAAAACGGTTTACTAATACATCAGCAAATATTTCGTCAGATGGAAACATATAGAATCTTTCAAATCCCTTGTCTCTAGTAATAAACCTGGCAGCATCGAGTAATTGACGCAATATTTCAACCCGCTCATTAACCCCTAAATCAAGGTCAATAATCATAACGGCTTCAAGTATTGCTTCAAGTGCTCCAAAACCTACTATCTTACCATCATGCTCCATTACAGCAGCAGAAACAACATGAGATAAATTAGGACGAGCAAATGTGCCCTTATGACACCTATCAAATATTTCATCGACCTGTGCGGCATCTTCTGGTTTGTATTTTCTTATAATCATGTTTTACTCGAATTAGGGACCGTACCATATTGACTACAGCACGGCCCCTAAAAACTACGCAACTACGATTACTTTCTTCTTTTTAGTCTGACGACGAATCAATGCAGCTAGACCACTACCGAATAGAAAAATAGAAGCGGGTTCAGGAACAGCAGTAACATCAGCAATTTCACTCTGACCACGGCTAATGAGTGAATCACCAGCCAACAAAGTCATATCGAAACCCAATGTCATAGAAAACAATGGTCCGAAATCAATAAGTGGAAACGGTCCACCATTATGCGAAAACGAATCTAGTGTCTGTGCTCCAGCAATATCAGAAAAGGAATCAATCATTATTCCTTCTCTATCTGTAGCAGTCTCGCCGCCCTGTGCATTATTTGGATCATTCCACCATGTATATGTGGTAGAAGAACCCTGTGAACTGACCCACGTACCTGAACCTGTAGTAAATCCTTCTGTGGCAGGTCCAATAAAGTCAGTAGCACCAATACTAGCCTGTAGTGAGATAGCTAGTGCTGTAGTATTCAGAATTGACAGCGACGAGCTTGACAGAATATTGGTAATACCATCACTAGTTTCGGAATGCAGTGAACCTTCTACCTGCAATCCACCAATATTCACGGAATTAAGTGACAAAATACCGACAAGAGCATTATCGTCAGTAAGCTGTACACCATAATTACAGACTGTGTTATTGTCAGTAGCGCAAAACAACACGCCACCTATATCACCGGCCAAAATCAAATCGGCTTTGGCAGGTGTTACTGATGCAAGTAGTACAGCGAGTGCGAGTAGAATGTTTTTCATTTTCGTCACCTTATCCTTTACTTTTACTTTTACTTATGGTTCTTAACACGATTACGCATGAACAACATGATACCTGTACCCATTAAAAACAAGGATGCAGGTTCCGGTACTTCAGCAATAGGTGGCGGTGGAGGTGGCGGATTACATGGCTCTACTGTACAATTAGGATTAATCACACCACCAACAACACGTCCATACAAAGCAAAATGTGACAGAGAACCTTCCTGTGTACCAAATCCCCAATCACCTGAAAATGTTAGGACTGGTAACAAGAAAATGGCCCAGTAAGGATTTTGTCCATCCTTAATGCCAATAGCGAATTGGTCATATGCTGCTGCCAATGCGCCACTAATCATAAAGGTTCCATCATCATTACCGGCATCTGCTGTATATGAGAAGCCATTCGCTATTGGATTTTGTCCAGCGCCTTCCCATCCATCTCCCCATATAAGCTGAGGACCGCCATCTAAATAGAAAAGCGCTTCAGCATCAGTGCCCTGTATATTTTTATCGCCAGGATCATATACACAGGCTGTTGCTTGTGTAACGTAATACTGACGTGTATATGTTGGTGTTGCCGTCATTGATGCATCAGATGGACATTCATTACCAGCCTCATAGACCGGTATTGCATATGTCTCTTTAGTGTAAAGCATCAATGCAAATAGTATAAAACAGATACACATAACAATTTTCTTCATTTGTCATCGCTCCTGTCATTATTCGTACGTTTACCGGGGAAGCTGTTTACTCAATCCACAATAATTATCTCCTTTCATCGTTTCAAATTAGCAAGCCGCTGAAGATAAGCTGTTTCAATGTTATCAAGGTCGAAGCTCATTTTGACTTGAGATTGATGGTCTATTGAGCAACCCTTGTTATACGCGAATTCATGCACCTTAAATAGTTCATCCCAATTATAGGTATCTACGGGATTATTATTAGCTCGGGCACCATCCGAATTAGCTATACAACGATTAAAATCTACGTCTATATGCCCGCCCGACGAATTCTTCTTATCGAAAAATTGCCTAAATGTTTTCGGTCTATCTCGTGGCTCATCCGCAAAGTTCTTATCCAGAAATGACAGAGATTTCCAGCCATGATAATCAATCATATGGTAGTTCTGACCTATCTTCATGTTCTGGTATTGACCCGGAGTATCTTCATTACGATTGACCATAAATCTAGCGGCCGGATTGTGATTCCTAATATAATCTCGAACTCTTTCGTGAAGTTCTTTCTCAGGATATTCATTACCTATCTTGATTGTAATACCACCATTAATTTTCCAGATAGGTGCCATCCAGTCTAGAAATAACTTCAATGCACTATCAGGACACGCAAGTAATGTAGCATCATCTTCTTGTCGTGAACCGTCGTATTTACCACCCCATCTAACACCATTATTGTTATTACGCCACGGACCTAAATTAGCGTCTGGTACGCCACCGCCCTTTTTACGATTAGACCAGCCGTATAATTCGAGTATGGTGAGAATAACATGAATGTTGTGACTATGAAACTCAGAAATAACCTCATACAATTTGTCTTGATATTCTTGATTAAAGTTGCGTAAATCCCAGGGCCGATTAACTATCCACGGCCATGTACCTTTTGGGCCTTCCATATCTTGCCATTGAGCTGATAGTAAATTTATGCCGGTCATTTCCATTCTATTTTCACTTAACAAACTAGCAAATCCTTTATAGTCATAGTGATTAGCCATGAAGCAATTTGCTAGTGAACAACCAAGTCGCGGGAACATATCCAAGTCGGGCCGACCTACAGGAACCTCACTACCTAACGATATACGAGTAAATTCTTCCCACGAGCCTGTATTATCCGTAGTCTCAATAGGAATAAAATCTTTATCTATTCTCGCTGTTAGTAGCTTGCCATGAAACGTAGCTATAAACGAACCCATCCATTTGAAGTTTTCCCATGCCCCTATTTCTGTTGCGTTAGTTCTTAGCTCGCCATTTAGGTCAGCAGTTAAGTAATGACCTGTTTCTGTTTTTAGTGCGAAACAACCATTAGGCAGCTTAATTTCTTCAAATGTTTCAAAGCCTCTAACTTCTTCTCGATTCGCACTGATAGCCATACCATTACTGATATTGCCACCATATTCAGCACTGAACAGCCTGTCATTGATGTTAGCTTTTATGGCAATCTTCATGTTCCCTCACTTATTCAGTTACTTACTAGATGAAAAACAATTAATAACAGGCTTCCAACTAAAATCAACATTGGTCCGGCGAGCACCAAAGTATTGACCATTAGGAGTATCGTCATTTATCTGGTAATAGGTCCAGAACTTGAGGCCGTGCTTTATACCGAATTCAATCTCTTTAGCAACATTTTCCTCAACGCGTGATTCATTAGTGTCATTGTAACCTGACTCACTACACGCTATATCTCTACCCCAAGCAATATTCTTAAGACTACGCATCTCATGATCTCTATCCTCAAAACCCTGATGCGATTGCCAGAAGAACATGTCAGGTGTGTAGTGATGATAAGTAATTACCACATCGCCAGGAATACCCAACTTAATGAATGCCTCCAACCACCTTAAAGAATCCATGTCCAAATTACTAATAGCAGGACCATGTAACCTATTACCATTAACCTGACAAATCTCATACGCTTTCATGAAACTTTCGTGATATGTTCGAGGTAGCATATCACCATCAGGTTCATTCCCCCACTCAATATCACAGTTAGCTATGTCGGATAGTATTGTGTGGTCACTGATAATAAGTAAAGGGTCGGCGTTGGCTAGTCGTGCTTCATTCAACATCTCTGTGCATACGTAATGAGTCGAATTCATACCAGATAGACGGAAATGTTCTATGCCTTTACTAACTATTTCAGCACATAGAGCATCACCAATAGTACCTTCAAAATGGGTTTGCATTGATTTAAGCATATTAATTAACCGTATTACGCTGACAAGACTCAAGCCAATCAATAGTTTCTAAGGCGCGCTTAACTGGTAAACCTGTAGACCATGGCACATTTGTTATGTATTGATAAAGTATATCGAATTCAGGTATATCCACATGTATCGTCAGATTACCCTCATCATTTAGTGACCGTTTAGGCTCGTCCGCTACTATCTTTTTACCACAAGGATATTCGTGGCTAATTGATTCAAACTTACCCATCAAACTCATTTCACGCCGCATTATTGACAGGCTTTTCTTTTGGATTAGTGAGCCGCCTATAATGAAACCCTCATAAGTAAATTCAAATAGCATCTTACCTTTGTCATTGTTGAAATCTAAGATCATAAAAATTAATCCTTTTTACAGAATACCATGTCCAAGTATAAAGGTGTATGGTCTGCCGCAGTTATAGAACCTGTTAATCCTGGTGTAGTTGCTGCTGTACTGCCACTTACGCCAACTGATGCTTGTGTTGATATAGAACCTGTACCAGAACCTGAACCTGAGCCACTAAACGAATGAGTATGATTTCCAACACTATCTGTAGTGGCGGTAAAGCTATGTGTATGTCCAGCACGTGACATATTACCCGACGAACCAGCATCACAATTCATTTGTCCAGCAGATTCACCACCAGTCGTAGCACCAACATCATGACTATGACCACCACTACTACCCGTTGTACCACTAATAGTAACTGAAACTGATACAGAACCAGTAGAGCCACCGTGATTATGACTTGGTATTGATAAAGTTCCTGATGCATGTGTATGTGATGCTACAGCAAATGAATCTCCATGTGTATGTGATGAACCACCGCCAGCAGCACCATAAACAGAAGAACCACGAGGAAATCTACCATCTAATGCAACTACACGAGTCCAACCAGCAGGACATGACACATCGAATAATGCTATCATTCCTGCTGGTAGTGTACCTGCTGGAGCACCCCATGTTTGATCTCCACGTAAAAATACACCACTATTAGCTGCTCCATTTGCCAATCTTGCGGGATTAATTAGACCTGTCGCTATGTTAGCTGCATTAATAGCTGCTATTTGAGAACCATCAGCAGTTATTACCTTACTAGTATTTACTAACGCACTTTCTATATTAGTCATTCCAACCATAGTGCCGCCAGTAATATCTACGGCATTACTATTTTGGACTGACATTGTGCCGAGTCCTAAATTTGTACGAATACCAGCCGGATTATTAGAACCTGTACCACCACCTGTTACGCCTAAAATCATATCATTCCACACGCTACCTGACCAGCGTTGGAATGTTCCGTTTAGATCACCATTGTATCGTATCGCATTAATAGGTAAATTACTACCTACGCCTGAACGAAATAGTGTTATGGTATCAATAAACTTATTATTGATTGCCTGAATTACTCCAGCCGCGTAATTACTAGTAGTTGTTGGTAATAACCAATTTTCAGGCATTTTCTTCGCCTATCTCATCTAACCGTTTTTTGCGTTCTTCCTCGGTCATATGTTTCATTATCAGCATATTTTCTTGCTCACGTATGTTGAGTTTTCGACTAGCTAAATACTCCTCAATATGACGTTCTAGCTTACGACTTTGCTTGCTTAATAGTTTCTCAATAGTCGCACGTTCATCTTCATCACAGGTTAATATGAATTTGTCGCTGATTGGTGTAATGGTAATCATTTCTATCACTTAATGCTATTAGGGTCTACGGGTGGAATATGTGGGTCTAGCTTTCTTAGTCTCTCAATTTCAGCTTTACGAGCTTCAATTAATTCAGAAGTCCAAATCGCGATAGCTATCTTTTTAACCCAATCAGATTCATTAGTAACATCATCACCCACATCAACAACATGACGATGATACATTCGGTGTAATTCCACACCATCTTCCTCAACTATAGTATCTTGACGGACCTGTAGCACGCCATTCTCAAGCACGTTGATTAAGCCGGTGACGATTCGTTTAGTTATCATTAGTTTGCTGCTAGATAGGAGGCAGTAAAAATTATATCAAAACCACTAGCAGCTATATGTGCTGCCGCTAAGTTAGTTATGGTAGTTTGACCACCAAAAGTGCATCTTATATCCGCTGAAGCAGAACTTGGATAAGTTAATCCTCCCAACCAAGCCATACTAGATGCTAATCCTCCCCAATGTGATATACTAAAGGAACCATACTCACTTATTGGTGTAAAAGGTAAACCCAGAATAGTTAATACTCCAGATAAGGAACCTTTACTAGCCATGAGTATCCTACCATTTAAGAGAACATGTCTACCTATCTTAATATAGTTACCTGATTGGATAGTATAAGTGCCAGACCCAGAGCTAGCAGTATAATATGGAGTCCATGTTCCTTCTTCATAATCGTCTAAATGATTAGCTGATACAGATGGTACTTGTACTACTGGAAAAGCTACGACTCCACCTGAAACGGTTAAAGTTGTCCCAACAATAGGAGCCGGAACACTTAGACCACCATCACCCATGAACGTCGGGCCACCACCGATATAAGCACCAGCAGCATTAAATCTCTCCCAATATAAATGTCCTTGGTCGTAAGTAAGCACTCTCCACTGTTTTGGTTCTGGAGATGCTTGCGTTGCCTCAAACCATAATACGCTATTGGCCCCTTTTATCCTACTATGGGATGGTATTTTAGTTTGTGGATATGCCCAAGCATTATCAACATCAACATAAGCAATATTAGCTGGTAACGTACCTGTATGCCCAGTCAAATCCAACTTAGTCCACGGACCTGTATCAGTACCAGACAAGCTGTACTCATAATACTTACCCGTTGTATTATACCGTATATGCATTCCAGGCATATTAAGTAATTCCTCTACACTTCCAACTTACAAAATAATCTACTCGTTTACCTGACGAATCGTACACTAGCACCTTAAACGATACTGGATTAGGTATGTCTAGGAAGTCATATATAATGTAAAGTGGTTCAATACTATCAGCCGTTACCGTGATACTATTTACGTCTTTAAATATTTTGTTAAATAATACTACCGTCCCACCAACATCGTCCTTATCAGCATTAGCCTGTCCGCTGTCTATTTCTGATTTTACGTTCAGGTCAATTCTTAAATCGTAAAATTCTAATAAAGCTGTAGGGTCCGCGCCGGTAAAGGTCATTTCTATCTTGGCATACCGCATGGACTCCACGAATAATGACCGAGCACTAACTGGAGTCGTGTATGTACTTCCATCTATACTCGTACTGATTTTACTAGCAACATTCATGGTCCCAGCAATAGGATTCTGTGACCAACTTACATTCAGAATTACGTCATCAAATACCGCACCGAAATCAAATATTCTAGTGTAGCTTCCTGTTAATGGTGTAGGTTGTATGTAAATTGGATAACCAGCATCAATTTGTTCTTGTATCGTAGTCCATAGATTAGTCTCAAAATGTTCTAACCAGTTCTCGGTTAAATTAACATTGCACAATAACCTATTATCTTGTACTACGGTATTAACTTTAGTTCCGCTTAGGTCATCAAGTCCTTGTGCAATTAAATCGAAATCTGGTGGCTGTCTTACTATCGCACTTATTGTAGCTTCCGGGCCGACATTACCAGCTAAATCAATAGGAACAACACGATATGTATAAGTTCCACCAGCCGTTTCAAATACTATGGCAAAAGTTCCATCCTGTCTTCCAATTGATGTTGATTCACGATAAACATTATAATATGCGATATCCCACGTACTAGTCGGTATAGTCCAGTTAAGTAAGACATTGTTATCAATTACTACTGCACTCAATGAAAACGTACTAATCGCTGGAATACTTACGTCAAGTGGTAACGCATTCTCACTTACGTTACCCTCGAAATCTATTCCCTTAATCCAGTATCGTGTGGTGCCTATTGGTAGTGGGTCGAATACGGCTGATAATGTTGCTGTTGTAAGTAAATGCGATGACGTTTCCCATGATGAGCCACCTTTTCTTATCTCATAGTGAAATATACTTAAATCAGGTTGCTCCCATCTCAGTACGACATTACGACGAGTTAAGGTGTAGTTAAATATTAATACGTTAGGCGCAATAGGTAATCCGCCCTCAGGTATTGCTTCTAACTCACTTTTAATAAAGTCAATATTAATATCGAGCTTATCTAACGCCTTCGTGATAGCACTGAAAGCCTCGTATATGCGTGGTTGAGTCCGCTGTAATCCCGTTATAAGGGATTTAATGCGGTCAATCTCGTTCATTACGCAGGCCGTTGAGACCAAAGAGGATTGTAAAATATGACAAGGTTATTAAGCTCAAAATTAGTATTGATATTTGCCATTGCAAGTCTAACAGCCATTTTTTCAGATACATAATTAATTTTTCTTGGTATCTCTATGCCTGGTGTTGGTAGTAAGTCAAATGATGGGGGATTCATTGGTCTAGCATTGTCCTCAGAACTCAACTCCACTCCAATAGTACCGTTTCCACTAATACGCATTGACAGATAATTAAAATGATTAATAATTCCATTTGATTTTTGTGGTGACAATCCAAACTTGATGAAATTGGCAATAGCAAAACCATTATCATTTTTCGCTGTTTCCGATTCACGATAAATGTTGTCACCACCAATTTTGAGTACCGGATTCTTATTCTCTACGTCTACCACCATTGTCGTTGGTGTCCACTGACTGAATGACCATTTTGACCATCTAATCTTTTTATAGTCAAGACCTTCATTCGCATCACCAACGAATATTAAATTAGGTTCTGTTGCCGCGCCGTAAGGAACCAAGACATATACGAGCTTATTAATAGGGTCAAACTCAACTTCAATCTTGTGGAAATTAGGCTGATTAATGTTACGCCACAAGTCTTCTATTTTCCATGACAATTCGGGTACATGAAACGAGCCGTCATACATTATCAAACCACCACGAGCTGCCACGAAAAATCTATCTGACGACGCACCACTACTATCTAATATCGCACTGATACCATGAACCTCAGTGCCAACACCTTTATCAAGCATTATTACGTCCCAAGTATTAGGCTCACCACCATTATCAGACGTAATATACGACTTCAAACTTTTGGTAATACCCATTAAGTCGCGGTGTTCTACTATATTCGTTACCCCACTAGCTTCTTCTGGGTCCACAATAATAGCACTATCAGTATCATTAAAGATTTCCGGTTCATTTTTGGGACTGACACGTAATAGGAATTGATTATTATCAAAATTACCAACAACCATTCGACCTTTGTAGGCACCTAGCACCAATCCTGCTGGTATTTCGTTAAGAACATCAAATAAGTATAAAGCATCTTCAACTAACTGTGAGTCATAGAAATTAACCGTAATTGTGGTGCCTACGTTATCTGGAATTACGCCGTCAGAAATAAAGAAATACTCCTGGCCGTACTGATTTCCGTCATAATCTAGTATTGCACGTGTGGCTATGATATGTCTTCTTATTGTGCCAATCGGACCTGTGGGAACACCTGATAAATCAACTTTCTTATCAGCAGCGGCGGGTACTAATAATTGTGCAAAAACAGCAGGTCCGGGCTTACTGTAAAATCCACTAACTGTCTCGAATACTACAGCGAATAAATGTGTACCTGCCTCTACGTTTCCACTTAACGCTGAATTAGTTGCTACTAATGTGCCTACTGGTTGAGTACCACCTGCCGGACGCATAACAGTACCATCCCATACATATATCTTCTCATTCGGTAAGCCTTTAATTCCGTTGTGTGGAGAGATGTATACCCGATTAAACATGTTCAACGCTGAGAAATCAATCATACCGGCAATAGTAAGGATAGGTGCGGATATATTCACGCTATCTACCATTACGCCACCAGGTTTGAGAATTAACATACGAGTGGCTTCATTAATTCTCTTATATAAATGAATGCGTAATACTGGACCAGTCGGCAAAAACAAGTCAGTACCATCTCTAGTAGTTACACCATTCTCAGTAAACTTAACATTACTACAATCCTGAAAATGGTCCGGTGGCGTGCTATCTTCCTTTCCACGCACATAGAGACCCTTAAAATCTCTTATTGGGAATGGTGTGTAATCTTCGTGCATGTTTTCGCTCGCCGCTCAAAGGATTAACGAGATAGAACAGACCTAAACGGCCTACGACGCACAGGCAACTGTTGAGTATTCTTTATTTCAGTAGCAATCATTACGGGTAACAAACGACCTGCATCAATATCTAATGCATCTGCACGAGTATTGTTACCACCTATGTATCTGCTGGCTAGTGATGCACTTCTATACGACAGAAATTCTAATGAACTGTTGATTAGTATTGGACTATTTTCGTTATCAAGTAATGGAAAACCTTTCATGTACTTTACGAGTACTTCTCTAGGCGTAGTTACACCAGCGAATTTAATTTCGTTTTCACGCCATATCCATCTACCTACTATTGGTCCGGGTTCACTACCTTCCCATTTACCCATAGTCATTGGTGTATATGATGTTTCACCCGGCCCACGTTCGGACAAATGAATAGGAATTACCATGTCATTGATTTCGTTTATGGTAATTGCCTTCATACCTACGTCAACTGGTACCATCTGAGACAATTCCTTGACCGCGCCGATTCCGTTTACCGTAAGTTGTTTTTCGGCCTCACCATAAGCAAGTTGAATAAATGGAAGCATGACTTCATTGGTATAGATTTGTATACCAGTGTCGTTCAGAAGTACACGAGCTAATTTAGCTACATCAATGACTTCCATTTTCCTTACCCTTTATTACCAGCATTAACATTGACAAATCTATCTTTATTCTGTTCCCAAAGAGCCTTATCAAGCACGTAATTACAATTCGAACAAATTATCGCCTTAGGATTGACAATAGTTTGACACATAGGACAAGCCATAACATTCTCAACTTCCGCATTAATGTCCCACGGCTTATTACGCAAGTTGAGTGCTTTTGCTGCTTTCCTTTGTAATTCCGATACAACTCCCGGCGATTTGATTTGCGCGTAATCAATGTCAGCCTGTCTTACAAGTTCCATAAACCAACGTCTTTGCATATCACGTATTTCAGTGAGTTGCTTGAAGTGTTTAGCTATTACTTCTACCTTATCAAGTTTACCAACCAAATACATTAGAGCAGGTTGAGAGTACCCAACATTGATATTTATGCATGAATTTACCTCATCACGTACTATGGCTTCAGCTATCTCTCTACTAAGCATAGGACGTGAAATCCATCCATCACCACCTGGGCCTAAATCATTTCCAGCATACCACCAGCAAGTAGCCGGGCCGATATGAGATACGACGCAATCATTAAATCCGTCCACTACTTCTGGAATATAGTAGAAGGATGGATTGACGTGTGGAATTAACTTGTGTACCGGAAACGGCATACACGATACGACTGTACAAATATCATATTCATTCTCGTTCATCGTTTATCTCCACTATTATTGTTAAGAAATACGGGTTTAACGAAATTTACCTTTTGATTCTTCATGTCATGCACGCCATCGTTACCGCCGAATAGTAATGCTTCAGTTTCTTTTATATCTTTTTCTTTTGCATCGGCTTCTTCTTGTTTGAAATTACGTTTCTTGCCGTGTAAAGCATTACGAACACCCTCTAAACGACTTACAACAACTATCTCAACGGCTTCCCACACAGGATAAAGAGGATTACGGTCCTTATCCATAAATGTCCATAAAGGTTCGTAACTACTTGTCACAAATGGTTGGTCAGGAAAATCACCAAACCTTAATTCCTCTAAAACATGCTTTCCGTCTATGTAGTCGTACTTAGCAACTTCCTTTAAGCAAGTTTCTTCTCTTAGGAATAACGGGCCGACATAAACTTCAAACGTGCCATACCTTTTCTCGAATTGTGTGTCACTGAATACAACGCGAAAATTAGCTCGGCCATCAATAGACTTGCCGAATCGTTCAATTAGCCGTTTATTGATGACCGAGATGTTTTCCATGACTTATTTTTTTAGAGATAGACACCAACAAAGATGCTCAAGTCCATATCTAGCTGATTTTGGATTATCACTTCCACAATCACATTTAGACATTACGAAATCGGACCAATTACCCATTTCTTGAGAGACGGAATCCATATAAAGTCGCATGGACGATTTTGTGCTACTGTAGCGCCGACCAGTATATTACCAGTCGTACCGAATATCACCGCGCCGTCCACTGGAATTATAGTGACTTTCGTGCTATACTCACTTAACGCACCAGTAAGAGTATTGACCTGTGTAGTGCCTTTGAGAACAACTACATCACTAGTAACACCAACTGTAGCTGCGGAATTCTTTTGTTCGATGCTTCGTTTTGATACCATTCCTGGGAACATTTTTCTCTCCTACTTATACTGATCATTATTTGTGTATAATCCATGATGCGTATGAGAATGTGATGGATCTATTGGAATAATCGAATGAGTATGGCTTGGTGGACAGCACATTGAGTATGGATCGTTGTACGTATGACCATTATTCTGTTCTACTGTTTGCAGTTGTTCTTTAGGTTTAATAGGCGTAACAGCACCTACCGCAACAGCTAACAAACTACCAAAGAATCCTCGTCTATGCATAATACTCCTAATTAAGTAACGAATAGGGTGGCGCATGACTGGTACACCACCCTACCGACTTATTGGTGCTACCTCTCCAGCATTATGTCGGCAGTATCCTCCCAACTAAAGCTGAAACACCAATAAATATCTATCTCCCATTTCATTAGTAACCAGACGGAATAGCAAGACCATCAATATAGGTTTCACCAGCAGGATTCATTACGAAAATGTTCATTCCAGATGCAATGTAGAAAATATCCGCGGCAGCAACACCGCCATCCGTATCTCTAATTTCGAAAAACTTACGGCCCTGTTTATCTGTATAGTAACCTACAGGCTGTACTTCACTTCTACCCCAATTTGATTCCACAATGAAATCAATCCGGCGCTTATTCCAACTAAAGTGAGTACGAACAGGTGCTCCCGCAAGCTGCATATTGTTCTGGTCAAAATACATATTGAGACCTTGTGATTTCGTAGTCATATTGATTACGCTCACAAGTTGACCAGTACGTTCATAAGCATCTTGCTGAACAGGATGCATCCATGCTTTCATTGAAGATAGTGCATCCTTACCTACACGATTACCAGACTTATTGATAGCCTGTCGTGCAAAAGGTAGAGCAAATGCAGCACCGGCCGCATTAACACGATTTGCTCTAACTTGTGGTAATGTGGCCCTATCAAGTCCAAGCCATGTGCCGGTGCTCGCGTCTGAGTGATGATATAGCACTCCAAGCAATGATACAGGTGGAGTTGCGGTTAGACCAGATACGACTAATTTATCAGTTGCGACAGCAGGAGCAGCTACTGTTGCATTGAATCTGACCTGTTTATTACCAATGTCGTAAAATTCAATTGGACCCTCACCAGCAACCGCACCTAATGTAGAGAACGGTTTACGTGTGGTTAGTGCCGCATTGTATACAGAATAGAATGACGCATCTCGCAGCAAACGAATATCGAATCCATCTCCAGTAACATCATCAAGCGTATATGTGTCTTTACCACCAGCAGTAGATACAGCAGTAATAGTACCAACTGTGCCGGTTCCATCACCCATAGCAAGATTATCCATGTGTTTGCGATATTCTGCCATAGATGTTGCTACGAGATGTCTAAACGTACTGAGAACTGCTTTTCTAGCTGAATCAGTGGCCCAATCTGATTTACGAGTCCATTCCACACCCATTTTATTATAGGCTACAGGAATAAGACCTTTATCGAATTTCGGACCAGTACCACGACCTAATCCACCACCATCTGGATTGAAATGACCAAACTTTCCACCTGGTCTCAATTCAAGTGGAACTCTCATATCACGTGCGCTAGTTTCCGTAGCAGGTCGTTTAAGTATTGTCTGAATAAACGTACCTTCACGCTCAAAAACCAGACCTACTTTTGGATGCGTACGCTCTAATTCATTTGCAAGCACATCTGCTTCATCTGTTGGCATTGTTCCTACCTCATCTCACTATCTTGGCACCTCACTAATATGTTTCATATAATATGGTTTAAGGTTTATCCATTCAGCCCGCGCCACCAAGCGGTTTTTAAGTGGACTTCGCTTACTATGGACTACCTAAAATATCTTCATCAGTAGTATTCTTCCAATCTATCTTCTTAGGATCGTTTGGAATCCTCTTTACGTTATTATTTCCACCGCCACCGCCCGACGTAATAATCTTTTTCTCGTCTTTTCTTTCCACACCACGCTGACCGTCAGTACGAGCCTCACCACGAATTTTACTTCTAATGGCAGGCATAATTCGTTTGGCTTTAGCTAAATACGTGTGAGCAATTCGCTGTTTTGCCTCACGAGTAAAGCCTTCTTTATGAGCTTTTTTCCATAGAGCCGACATTTGACCCTGGAAAGCCTTATCATTTTTCAGTGTTTGACCAATACGGCTCATTACCTTATCTGCTAGTGCCTCTCGAACAAAATTATTGTAGACGTTATCCGGGTCAAGTCCTTCTCGAATCATTTCGTCTAGTTTTTTCTCAGTATAATCGTATATGGTCTTAGAATGTTCCTGATAACGAGCTTCCTGTTCTTCTTGACGTTCTTTCTCAAATTTAATACGTTCAGGGTCTTTCTCTTTCCGCGCCGTGCCATTAAAAGCTGGTATTTCTTGTGCTCCAAACACGAAATTACTCAAATATTTCGTAGCCAGTAAGAGATTTTTATCACCTGACTTACTTGCATGACTTTCTGCTGCTTTTAGCGCACTAGCAATAACAGGATCAGTAATGCGATAATACATGTCACTGTTATTACGTCTAATCTCAGTGAGCATGTTAGATGCAAATTCTTCCGTCTTACCACGCTCTGTTTTCTCAAGAGCAGCTATAAGCTCAGTAGGATCTCCACGTAATGTTGTGGCAGAAATATCATCTAGTATCGCAGCCTTCTCACGGGCCTCAGTTGCATCCTCTACAGAACCGAATATTTTGTTATATTCACGATTCTGGAAAATTACATCCTTTAGCTCTGGGAATTCCTTAAAAATCTTAGGGTACGACTCTTTGAGAGCACGGGGTGTAAGATCCTTTGCCTCAATAACTTGTTCTTCAGTTTTCTTTTCGCCATCCTCTTTTTTATCATCTGTTTTTTCGTCTTTCTTCTCGTCTTTATCACTATCTACATCACCGGATTTAATATCACGTATAGGTTTATCTTCATCTACGTCTTCATCTTCACCTATGTCATCATCTTTAACAGGTTTATCATCATCTAGGTCATCATCAACCTTATCGTCACCTTTATCAGCAGCATCAGCAGCATCAAATTCACCTAAATCACCTAACGCGCCGGACATAAAATCACTACCTACAGGTTCATCCGGTGAGTAGAAAATGGGTAGAGTGAAAGTAAAATACTTAAGCAACATTTTGATCTCCCTGCTGTCTATTTTCCTGAATAGGTTTACCTTCAGCTTCATCAACAGCACCCATTTCGGCTTGCTGTTGTTCAAGTGAGGCCATTACTTCTTTATGTGTACGAGCATGTTCTTTAACGAAATTGTAGCCTTCGATATTGGTTAATTTGGCATCTTGACCGTATGGACTATTCATCCAAGCAGTACACGCCATGTATTCAATCTCATGGTCATCAAGATCTGGATCAACTGGTACTTGTATTCCTTCCAACATATCCTGAATTTCGTTAAGTTGTTTATTACGACTATCATCACCAGGAATATACAGTTCAGGAAAGCCTAGATACCTTGCCACCACACCAGCATTTTCGGGATGCGTAATTACAGCTCTAACCGCATCGTCTTTATATTCCATCAACTTAACAAGCGCATCTTTTTTCTGTGTAAACGACATTGGGAACGCGCTATTTGTCTCCGGTTCAACACTACCAATCTTTCCATGTAAATCAGCACGCCTAATCCAAACATTAACCCAATTAGAACCAGACTTCTTAACCATCTTTTCGTCTTCTCGCATCTCGTTAATGAATATACGAGTTGCTTTCTCTGTAACTTGTGCCCACCATACGGATAGTACTTTCCACGAGATCGAAAGGCGCTGTAATGCACGCGCTTGAGACGCACTATATTCTGCGTACGTTTTACTTCCACCTGCTTGCACTCCGCCGTATATAGATGGAAAGTCGCCTAATACGAATTGTCCATCTTGGTCTAATGTTTTCTTAAATTCCTCAGCTTCTTTCGGATATACGGCAGTCTTTAATGTTGTGAATGCGTCACCTAATGCTCGGCCCGGTGGCATTGACTTAACAGGATATACTTGGCCCGGTGCAGCTTCAGTCTTATTGTACTTATCAAAATCAACTACAGCAGGGTCAGCCCACGTCTCAGGTATACCATACTCCATTGACTGTAATTGAAGTATAACTATCTCACTTCTAATATCCTGAACTGGCTTAACTGGTAATCCTAATGGTTCCGCGTGAATAAAATTGCTTAATGGTGACTGCGTAAGAATCCAATGATCGTCAATAGATTCATCACCACATTCCACAAACTGGTCGTTCATCATCAATATGTATACACCGTGCGGAAACAGCTTCTTTAACTTTTTAGTGACCTCAGGCGAACTAGCTTTATTAAACTGCCACGGTCTTAACCAAGCTCGGCGCCAAGTAACAATTTCAGAAGTTTCTTCCCAATCAAATTCTGATTCAATACGTGCCCATCTACCAGTTTCGTACTCATTTCCGCTGTTACCTATTGCTATATCATCTCCCGCAATTTCCTGAGCATATTCCTTATCTGACTCAGTTTCGAGTATTAAATAGCCGATTTCTTTCTGAGTACGATTGAAATGAGGTATTCTTACGTTTAATGCACCATAAACCTCAATACAAGGCCGCGGCTTATCTTTTTGCTCGTAGCCGATGATAGCTGGTACTTCTTCCTCGACGGTATCAATGATGGGTATAACAACTTGCTGACAATATTCACACTGAACCAGGCCGGGCACATCTACGTTTTCATATTCACCAGCCGCACCATCGCGTACTGAAGCAGATAAATCAGCACCACATGTAGGGCATATATGAAAATCGTTGTATTGCGTCCTCTTTCCATACGTAGGAACCTCATACTGACCGTTTTCTGGTGATGTCTTGCTATAAACGTAGGCCGCTACAGTTCCCTGGTTGTACATCAGATACAGTGCTCGTATCAAAAGTAGAATACTTTTCTGTTGACGAGCTATTAATGCGGAAATTTGTGACCATGCTTCAGCAGTCCGACAATCGTTTATATTCTCTCCGTCGTCAGGTACGAATATAGTTGATGGCAGGTCTTGACTGAGAGCAGCAATTATGCTCTCACCATGCGCTCTATAAATATTGATAACTTTATCAGCATAATAAGTATCGAGTTCCGCATCAAGATCCTGATCATTTACAGAACGCCAATCTTTAGCTCGTTCATCCCAAAATACGTTCTGTATATTCTTCCAATACAAATCAAGTAACTTCAATGTGCGTAATTGTCTATCTCGCACACTTTGGTCACGTGTTTGGATGTTCTTCAGTAGAGTTTTTAGCTCATCCTGAAGTTCTACGGGTATTTTCTTTATCATCTCGGCTCGCGCCTCGAACTAGTTACTTTTTAATTGCTTTATGAGCTATCAACTTAGCAAAATATTGTATATGTTCCTTCATCGCCGGTCCTAATTCATTATAACTCTTACCAGTTTCTTGTTTAGCTAATTGTTCTAGAACTTCATCCATTGTCTCGGATACTTCTACCGTAAAAGTTTTACCAGTACTAACATCGTTTACTTTTAATGGCGCCGTGCCCATATCAATTTTGGGTTTATCACTAATTGCCTTCATTATTTCGTCTTGCTGTTTTGAAGTTAAATCAAGCCAACTTTCCTTACCATACCATGCCTTAGCTAAAGACTTTTGCTTAAATTCCGTTGTTTGGTACTTCGTTGCTTCCAATGATGCTTTTACTTTAGATTCAGGAACCTGCGCCGTGCCTATTGACGCTTTTACTTTTGATGAACTAATAGGCGGATAAATCTCATCAAGTATATCTATTATTTCTGGATTATTTTGTTTAGCTAACTTAATATCGTCAGGATCAGTTAGAGTAATCAAATCTTCATAAATATCATCAACGTTTTTCTTAGCTTCCTTACCTAACGCATCATAGTGATTAGCATAATCGGCTTTGGATATCTTAAACTTGATTTCATCTTGCATATCCGGTGTTATTACTGGCTTAGGAACAGACCATTTAGTAGCTGCTTCAAATCCTTCTTTATCTATGCCCAAGTCATCAAATTCAAATTCATCATCAGGAATCTCATAAGCCTTCTGAACAGCATCATCTACATCTTGCTTTTGCCAATCATTTAGGTTCTCATATTTTTCTTTATACAGCTTTAGTGCTTGTTTATCTTGCTGTGTTGATACAGATTTCCACTTCTCTGCATACGGTATCAGTTCATTTTGAATGTCTTTATCAGTTTTAACGTAATCCTCATAACCGAAATTCGATTTAGGATTAGTAGTAAATAGTTTATCACCACCTAAATATATTTTACTTCCCTGACCTTCTTTATCAGCCTTTTGTAATGCCTCTGTTTTAGTCTTAAAAAATCCTAGCGATTCATTACCTCTACTATTAGGACTACGCACCTCATACGGAAACTCACCCATACTTCTCTGGCTTAATTTAGTGCCCCAGGGTGTTTCCATTTTACTTACATCTGGAAATGCCCATGAAGGCTTATTAACATCTGTGTATCGTATTGCGTCGAACCCTAATTTTTTCGTTATTTCAGGATCATTAAGTGGGATACGAATATCATCCATCTTATCGCCAATATGTTGTAAATCTAATTGTTCCCTCATAGTTAAAGGGATACCTTCTTTTAGCTTCTTATCAATTGGTCCTTGAATTCTCTGTAAATATGGTATTTCCTCAGCTAAATCTTTTGCTTTTTGTACAGTATTAAGTCTATCAGCCTCACCAAATGAACTTTTATGTGGTCGCCAGAGTTCTAAACCTTTAACTAACTTCTCAACATCAACAGGATCTTCAGGTAATTTGGTTAAATCGACAGCGTTTAATGATGATGGAGCTGTTACTGCTGTTAAGTTTGGTCTTGCATCTCGTCGATAACCATAACTTTCCACCTGAGTAGGTCTGTATGGGCTACCACGCTTATACATGTAATCTCGAATAGCGTAATCCTTATCTTCCGCGGCGTGCCCCATGTAACCTAAAGTATCTCGTCTATTAAAGTATTGAGGATTTATCTCTTTATATGTAGATGCTGAATCAGTAATACCAGGATCACCTCTCCATACAACCGGCTTACCACTTATTTCAGGTAATCCTAATTTCTTACCTAGCTTTAAGAAAGGTATTCCTGCTCCTAACGCTTCTGCACCTAATTTAGCACCACCATATTTAGCTGCTAATGCCGTAGCACCTTTAACTGCTGCTGGCCCGGCGATTGGTAAATAATCACCAATTAAACCTAATGGTGATGTACTTCCACCTACTTGAAATTCAGCTAAGCCACCTAGAAAATCACCACCATATTCTTTGGCCTTACTAATTAATTTTTCTTCTTCTTCCGGCAATAAAGGTGTAGTTGCTAATTCTAAGGGCCGAGCTAATGACTGTGCTACTGATGGATGCTTAGGTCTCTTAGGTAAATCTATTGAATATTTAGGAATACCTGCTACTTCTTCTTGCCGTAATGGGTCGATACCAAGATTATCAATATTAACGTCTGCCTGCCAATCATCATCATAAAAATTAGGTGGAAGTTCCGGGCCGAGCCTTTGTCTATTATCGCCTGACGGATTAGGTAATAATATATCATCCCTTCTATTACGTGACGGGAATCGTGGAGTAAAGAATGAACCTAAATCGAATGGCATATCACTTATCTATCGGCTTTTGCGATACTGCCTTACGACTAGATGCCTCAAGTGACTGTCTCATTCTAAGTGGTGACATTGGCTTATGAATTACTTGTCTATCTTCATCACTCATTACCGCACGACTAGCAGATAAACCAAGCTGCTCTAAAAACAACTTCTTGAACTCATCCCTATCTCGTTTAATTTCTTCTAGTTCAATTTCCATCGACAATATCTGCTGTCTATAAAGCTGAACAACCTCATTATGCCGTAATTCATACTGAGGTGGTCCAACTCTAAAAGCGTCTACGATGATACCGACGAACGCCGAAACCTTTTTTAGAATTAGCTGATTCCACAATTTCCATTTGTCTGTAAAATTGAGTTGTGTCGCCTGATTCATGTAACGTTCCTACTATTTTATCAACTACTTGCCGTGTAGTAAATTCATCTTTAGCTTCTCTTACATAATCATCAACAGATTCGAGCAATCCTCTCAGTGCGTCGTATAAGTCGTCACCCTTGAATTCAGCAACATCTTCTGTATTTTTATTCTCTTTTTGGTCATACTGACAAGCAGGTATAGTTTCCTGTAATTCCTCAGTCGCTCCCTCGAATAATTGGAGTTTCGGTAAGTTGTCCTCAATCTCGGGTACAAACATCGAATTGTAGGATTCGAATCGTTCTTGTCCGTAATTACGCAAAATAGCTTGGGCAAGTCTTTCGTTATATGTTTTCTCGAGGATTTTCGCATCTATAGTTTTCCATCTCAAATACTCATGAATCAACATCTTGCCACCAACACGGTCACGCTTACCTAAATTACATTGAACAGGAAAACCATTATTTAATAACGATTCATTAACCTGTTCTTGTATCGTTTTAGGCTCGCCCCGTTGTTGTACGGCGCTGTGGCAAATTACTATACGTCTAATACTGGCTAGTTCATTACGAGATAAGTTCGCAAGATCTCTGGTCCAGTCTTTAATATATTTATACCTTTCATTGTACACTCTATAAACGAAAACTTGTCCGTGTGGTGAAATTGCACCCCAAAGTATAGCTGTTGCAGCATCCCAACCCCAGTCAATACTGATAACACGGGGCCACCATGATGGTATTTCGAATGGTGATATAACGTGGCATGCATTAGATGGCTCATCATGAAAAGGTCTTATCCGCCATTCAGTAAAGACTTGCCCTAAGAAAGCATTCCAGTCGCCAAACGCTGCTCGACGTTCCGCCTCAGGTAATAATTGAAGTTTAAGTACGTATGTCGGGTCTATCTTCGGATTATCCTGTAACTCAGCCGGTACAAATATTCTTTCTAAGTATTCCCAGTCATTCGTACGCGGGTTGAATATTCTTTCTCGAAGGCGCTTAAACCCGAATGGAGCTGGTTTAATAAAGCGCTTATATACCCATGTATTGCCAATATTTCCTGGGTTTCCTGCGCTTCTAACGACGGCTGGTAAAAATGGGTCTGACGATCTAACTCGTGTAAAGGATAAGTACTGATACTGAAATGGTAGGAAATGCGTAAGCTCATCCCATCTAAGTAAATGATATTCGTCAGTATCGTATTCTCTAACTCCCTGCTCGGTTTCTGCGTGTCCGAGTCTATCAATAGCTCCATTAGGCCATTTCCATCTTTTCTTTTGCTCATTAAGGACCGCGCCGGTAGATGGATAATACTTACGTTGCCTATCTAATATTTCTCGTTCTATATCGGCATATGTACGACGCATGAACAAACCACGGTAATTAGGATTATTGTGAAAGCCGTAAAGTATAGGTAGAAGAACAAGTATCTCACTCTTGCCCGGCCCCTTCTGACCACCGTAAAATGCTTCGAATATATCGAATGGTAATCTTATGAATCTTTCCTGTTTAGCATTGGGCAACCACTTCTTTACTTCATCCTCAACTGGCGACGTTACCTGTATGCTCATGGTATCAGTAATGACAAGATATAGAACGCAAGTCCGGCCGCAATCAGATTATATTTTGAAGCAACACGTCCACTAGCAGCTATTACAAATAACACAAATGAAAAGACTAACAGGATTAAGTCGATGTTCATTTCTTTTCCTTCCCATTAACTAATCAAAAAGTAGTACGAGTAATAGTGACAGTTGTATCGGCTAATGCTTTAACGAATTGACCGTTAACTGGTGCGCCATTCGGACCTACATTTGAGTTGACTAGATTTGTGTAGGTTCCACCATAAGTAGAACAAGATTGAATGAGAGCCGCGGACAGTAAATTCCCGGGCCGAGCTATCAAGGCATATACTTGATTTGCCTTCATAACTGTTGACATAGCAAATGGTAGTGAGAAGGTATTATACGTTGCCATTGTTTTACCTTACACTGATGATGAGGTCTGCCGAATCAGTCAACAGCAACAATATTCCTAGCCCTATCCTTACCATCACTATTTTCAGGCGTGAATTCCACAGTGGTGCCTACAGCCAACTGATTAAACGTCTTAGTTTTTTCATTAAGATAAGTCCAATGAAAAAAATAATCTTTAGAGTCAATACCGCCGATGAA